CCTCATGCCCCATACGCTAAAGTTCTCGCATGGTGGACTCGCTACGATGAAGTCAAACTCTTCGCTCCAATCGCAGGCATGCGGAGTGTTGTGGTGCACCCATTCTTCCGTGGCCCAGAAGTTCAGCACGTCTGAGCAGAGAAACGTTGCCCCTGCCGGCTTGTCCACTTCGTTGAGGTCGCACAGGTCTACTCCCACGCACTCCCACCCTCGCGCAGCAAAAGCCCTGCTCCATCCCCATCGCCCGCAAAATAGGTCCAGCAATCTCACTTGTTTTCCCCCGCCCCATGCCTCTCCCGCCAGCCGATGTCTAACTTCCGAAAATAGAGCACGTCCTCGAAGTCTACCGACAGATGCGGATTCTTCTTTTCATATAAACGCTTGAAGAAACTCTTGCGCTCGCGCTTTCGCGTCTCCTGTCCTCCGAATAAATGCCCATGCTGCATCGTCTCGGCCAGCATCGCGTACTTGTGCTCGATCAGTTCGAAGCCTGCTTTCTCCATCAGCGCGATTGTGTCGAGGTCTAAACGACGGATCTGTTTGTTCTTCACTGGGTTCTTCGTGACCAGGGCGACTACGCCGGCGGGCTTCAGCACAAGCCAGAGCTGCCGATAGACCTGCAGCATCGCAGAAAGGTACGTTTCGCCGTTGGAATTGCCAATCTGGCCTTCTGAGGAGCCGTAAACGCGCAGGTCATCCCGCTCCATTTGTGCGCGAATAGCCTCTGGAGAGGCTGAATGGCGATTCTTTGGCCCCTGGCGACTGTTCTGCGAGGCGATCTCAGATGCCTTGGTGGTATCACTCCAAGCGGATTTAGGGTTTCCGCCTCTTTGCTGGTCTTCCCATGGAGGCGAGGAAAGCACTGCGTCTATGTCTCCTTTGGGGTCCCGCAGATTGCCGATCTGAGCGCCGTCTTTGCTGAACTGTTCCGGAACGTATTGGCGATTCGCGAGGCCCGGGTCCAAGTAATGCGCCATGGAAGCTATGGCTTTGCCGCCGCCTTCCGGCATGAGATACGGAGGAGAGTTGATCGCTGCGTCGTACCGTCGACGTCCGTTGTTCCTCGCTTCTGGCCGATTCGGTTCTCGAGCTGATCGGAAGTGTGCATCCGGTGTTAGTTGCTGGTCGGCGTAAGGCGGAGAACCTACAGCTGCATCGTAGGAATTGCTCGGCTGAGGCGAATGCGTTCTCTCTGGATGCGTGTCAGGACCATGACCGAGACATTCAGCATAAGGCGGCGAAGCGACGGCGCCGGAATAGCCGACCGTCGCGTCCTCCCTCAACCGATTCAACAGGTTTTCGTCGCTACGCGGGGCCCGGGCCCACCCCATCTTGATCTCGTGCTGTTCCTGTTCGTGGAGCACAGCCAATGCCTCAGTTATTTTCCCGTCGCGGTAAAGCTTCCTAGCCTTGAAACACACGGCTGAACCCATGGCTTGGTCTGCGTATGGCGGGCTATTGATCGCTCCTTGGAATAATCCGCACTTGCTCAGGTCTCGCGCATCACCTGGGAGGATGATGCAGCGGCCTTGGGGGTGAAACTTCTTTTCTGCGAACTCGATGTTCTGCCACGCGAGGTCTAGGAAATGCTGCTCAAGTTCGATGCCGATCACCTGATAGCCGAGCGTGGCACCCACGATTCCCGTTGTAAATATCCCGGCCATGGGGTCAAGGACGAGGTCTCCCTTCTTCCAGTAACCCATCTTCTCGCCGTGATCGAATATCCGGAAGCAGAGTCCAACGGCCATCTTTGCCGGGTGGCGATTCGATTCTCTGGTGAACAGATCACCGCGCCCGGACTCGTAGCAACCGTCCCACTTCTCGGTTTCTATCTCTGTGAGCATCATTCCTCCGAGCACACGTCGCCGAACCACCCGGGCCCCGCCGACGAGATGATGAGCATTTGCTTCGCGACAGGGCTTGCAGCTCCGAAACTCGCGCCTGCTTCCTCCATGAAGGCGGCCTCGTCAACGACGTAGATCGTGGGATGGTACAGGCGAACTTGGTCGGCTCCGCGGCCGATAGCCTGAATGGCAGAGCCGTTTTGCCAGACCAGTTTGTCCGCCGGCAGGTCCTCCGGGCGGATTGCCAAGGGGAATCGCGCTTTCAGCCACGGATCCTGCTGATCGTAGAGCGCATACGAGTAGCCTGGCGGTTCCTTGCCTTTGACGAGTTCGGAACTCTTGTCGAGCTTCTGGGACTGAACGAGCACGAGCGTAGAAGCGAATATCTGGCAGAACCAAGTGCAGTAGCCGATCACCGCCCAACTCAGCATCATCTCGCGGCTTTTCGGAAAGAACACCACGGGCTCGGTCAACATCTTCGCAAAGAGCCATTTGAGGTACGGCAGGTGCGGAAAAGAACGGTGGGGACCGTCGAGTCCTTTCTCAAGCCAGTGATTGTCGAAGGTGCGCGTGCAGTTCCAGAGCCACCACAGGGGTCCAGGGGTCCAGTATCCTTTGCACTTCACCCCGTACAGGATGCGGTCCAAAGTCTGGTCTTCATCGAAAACATCACGGTCCTGAATAGATTCATGGGCAGTTACAGCGGCTTCAGCCGTCATAGACTTCGCCCTTCGTCAGTAGTCGAACCTCGATGGTCTTCTCGAATTCGATTGCTTCCTTCAAGGATGGCCAGCGACCGTGCTTCGTGAAGAACTCCGCCTTTGGGTATGCGTAAGTCCTTTTCCGTTCTTCAACCTTCTCGATTTCTTGCCGTTGGACAAATACGCGGCTGCCGTAGAGAACGTCCGTTACCATCTGCCTGTCCCCGCGTGAAACGAGTTCATAGGCTTGGATAAGGGCCGCCGGCACGATCTTCATAACCGCTTCCCGGTACCCGGAAAGAAGAATCTGGTTCTCTTGTTGGGAGATGATGCGCGTTACGCTTTCGCGGTCAATTCCAATTGTCCTGGCAATCTGTCTCTGCTTGTGATTTGTGAGGTACATCCCGAGGACCTGCGACTGCACCGCTGGTCTCATTCGAGATCGACCAGTTCCCCATGAGTGTTTAGGTCGTTTGGCTGTGCGCGGCTGGCGTTTGCGTTCTTTTTTTTTCGTCATAAGGGGCGGTTCCCTATGCTGAAGTGAAGGTATAGTACCACACGTTCAAACACAGCCAGAGGCTATGTGTTTCTAAGTGCCTCTGCCCTCGCCTTCTCGACTCTCAGCACTTCTTCTCCAAAGTCAGCTATAACGATCTGCTGTAATCTGTAGCTCTCGTTGACGGCTTTCTGCCATTCGAGGCTGTTCAGTAGCTCTTGGGCCATGAATAAGAGTTCGGAGCGGGTCATGGCTAATACTCCAATGCCATCACTTCATCTCGCAATTCTTTTTCTCGCTGACAGCACCAACTATTATCGTCGTGGGCTTTATCGAAGCGATGCCAGTTGGTTGCTTCTTCCAGACGAACCCTAGCAAGTGCAGCCGCTATTTCTTTTACACGCTCATCTGCCTCGTGCCGAGAATGCGCGAGCAGGCCAATGCCGCGCCAGCCGCAATAGCAAATCTTTTCTAGCGAATTGACAGGATCGTGGCCAATCATGCAGTGGCGATTCACGAGTAGGTGCTGCTCCTTATGTGATAAGTCGCAAAAGGCCGATTCCATCAACTCTAGCCATTTATCAAAGTAAAGTGCTTCCATTGATTTCATTCACCCCTCCTTCGTCGCGGGAGCGGCTATAAGTCATAGTCGATGTAGCCAGTACTGCACGCGCATGTCGTTCACTATCCAGAAGCAAACTTTCCAGACCATCCATAGGAAACCGAGTTCCAAAACACCAATGGCCAGCAGTACGAATTTGGATTCAGAATCGTTGCAGCCTCTCATCCTACGTCCTTTCCGGTGCGAATCATGTCCAGCGCTGCCATCCGCACTGTCTGCCGCAATTCTTTCACTTGCCAACTCAACTCTTTGAGTAAGTCCTCGAACGTATCGCCGTGGCCGGTCGAGAAACTGTGTTCGATCATCCAGGCTGCTAGGCGTTCGCGGGCTTCGGCTTGGACGCGGGCAGCTTCTCGTTGACAAGCCGCCCTAATTAATTGTGCTGGATTAAGAATCACGTCTTCGTGCTCAAAATGCCTGACTCTTCCTGACATCATTACGCTCGTATAGCGGTCACTGGCCGCAGTTTTAACGTATTTCGCTCGTACCCATACTTCCTGTCCTGACGCTGGCCGCCCGACCGCCAACTCTTTCGGGTTACTGTCATCTTTCGATGCAGCGTCAGAATTCGCTCTTTCCTCTAGGTTGGTGGTCATAAGGTTTCCTCTCTAAGTTGCCATGTCTTCTTAGTACCTCGCACTCCATTTTTCGGTTTGAGAGCCCACCCATGTATTAGCACGACACCACCGCATTTTTTCCAGACTTGCAATTCAGGAATAGCGGACAACTTTAGCGTGTGATCTTTCCAGCGAGCCAGAGGAAAAGTCTGAACAATAGCGAATGAATTAGTCGAGGGTTTGCACGCTAGAATATCTCCGAATCCCCATACGTCGATCCTTACTCCGAACTTCATCTTGCCACGTGGCGGTATCCATCGTTCTACAATAGCAGCCTGCCAACCGTTCCCACGAAGATAGTTCAGTGACCTCTGTACGGCTTTGGTCTTATTTTTCATAACTCTTTCAAAGAATACTTCCCGCCATTCTTGTTGAGGAGGCCGAGTTTATTTAGCTTTGAGGTGACGTCGTAGACGGTTTGCTGTCCGCAGTGTGCAGCTACCCTAATCTGAGTCACTTGGGGGCTTTTCTTGTAACTGATGTGTGCCCATCACGATTAGTTGATAGGCGCGAAGTCCTTGCACTAAGACTTTGTGCTCTGAGATTCCTAGGCGTTTTGCCAAATCGCCAATCACAGCAGCTTCTTTGTTAGTGAAATGCTCGCCTAGGACACGTTCTTGGCAGGCTGCTAGTTGCTCTCGCGCTTCGGCTTGGGAGAGAGCGACGTGCGTTTCCCATTCCGCTCGGCAAGTCGAAACGTGACCGCCTTCACAAAGCCAACCACAAGAACAGCAGGAACCATTAAATGCGGGATGGTCGTCGCCTTTCCATTTATGCTCCCTCGCTCTTTCCTCTAGGTTGGTGGTCATGGTTTCTTGGTTCCTGCTATAAATTTCCTTAGCAGTAGTCCAATCCCTACCAGCGCCAACGCTCCCGGCTCAGGAGTAGGGACAGCACTAGCTTGGACAATCTCATTAATCCCAGAGGGCCCGTTCAGCACATAATTCTGGCCAGGCGGTCGTGACCATCCGATTAGGTAGCAGTACCATTCGCTCCCATCAGATGTAGCGAAGTTCAGTCCAGTATTGCTCGGCCCGTAGCCGCCATTGTAGAACTGAAGCAGGCTGAGCCCTGATGGAGGAGGAGTAAATAAACCTACGCTCATTCCATCAAACAGGCCGGTGATTGAGGTAACAACGTAGTCGCCGCAACACACTGTGCGGTCTGTCGGGAACTCCCCTAGACCGTTACTCGTAAGTGTGCCGCTCCCATGAACGGTGTCCCCATCAATGGCCCACGACCAGGAGAGTGAATCTGCTTTCCCTGGGAATGAAAAGATAGATGATATTAGAATCAAACCAAATAGCTTTTTCATTTCAGTCCTCCTTTTTTCTACTGACCACATCAGGCTGTATCCGCAGTTTTATCCCCATCCGGCGCAGCACATCTTTTGAATAAGTGTCGCACTCTGAATTCATGTCGCGTGGGATCCATTCGAGACTGACGTTGTTCTCAGTGCGCTCCCGCAAGATCGCCAGGAGATGCTTGGCTTTGTAGTAGTAAGGAAGATACCTTCCTCCGTTGACCTTCCAGAGATTCTGTAACTGCATGATGACCAACTTGGAGTCTCCTCGGATGATCGTCACTCCTAAGAGATTCTGGTTCAGGATCCAGTCGACCGCCGCACAGAAGCCCGCATACTCCGCCACGTTATTAGAGGCCTCCGGTCCCTTCACGACTAAGTGTCCATCGCTATGGATCGGCTTGCCGTCTACTTTGACTAAGATGCCGTAGGCCGCCGTGCCGCCTGGGTTCACGGGCTCGCACACGCCATCGAAAAATGCTTCCACGAGGACTCCCATCAAAACAAATTCTCCTGTACGGATTCGGTCCCTGTCTTTAGGTTCTTCCAGATTTGCTTGCCATCGCGCCAGAATATCTTAGTGACATAAGAGAACTTCTGAAGCCCCACGCTCTCGATATGTGACAGGTGCATAGTATTCAACAATGTCCAATGATTGGACTCGGGATCGTAAGTGCGGTCCTTGCCAGGCACGCGGCTCTTCAGGAAAGCGATGAAGTCAGCATTGTAGGGAAACTCAAGCCGGTAGCTTCCGTCGCGGAGTTCGCGAATGTCGAGTTGATCTTCGTTGCTCAAAACAGTTTCGGATTCCTTTCCGCTTCTTCCTTTTGCTGTTCTTCTTCGAGTCCTCTCTTGATCCGGTCAGCTTGGTTCTGAATCTCGCGCTTCTTCATACATTCAAGGCATGGACCACGTCGTCCTCCGTCTACCCGGTGCTGCGTTGGCTTTCCGCAGGGATTACAGTAGGCGGTGCATTCAAGCGTGCCTTTAGTGTAGTGCTCTGGGGACATGGACCCACATTCCTGAAATAAGGTACAGCAATCCGCCAAGGCTCACAGCCACAAGTACAGCGCCAACAAGGAACCGGAGATTAGGGACGTGCATAGGACCGCTCTTCTCGCGTTCGAGATGCTGGCGCAGAGCGTTATCCGCGCGGCGATTCTCGCGATCAACTTCCTCGCAGTAGGCTTCCCAGGTTTGTCTTGGAGTTAGACGGCTCATAGTTGAACGAAGAATACCATAAGAGCCAAATTGAGACAAGAGGAAAAACTAGGAGGTGCGCTGCCGTCTAACACGGCTTGCCCTTCAGCACACCCCTCGTCTGTGCATTTATAGAAAAACTTGCGGGAAGTCTCTAGAACACCTCTCGGAAGTTTTTCAACGTGGTATAGGTCCAGGCGGCGAACCTACATGCCGCCAAAGCTAGCCATCTTCTGCGCGACCGTAGGAGGATGCTTCCCCGGGCCTCCGCCGCGGTATTTCTTGCCGGTGCGGTTCTTTGACTTTGACTTGACCAACTTCCCGCGCGGTCGGAGTTGCCTGTGCATCCCTGGAACTGTTGGGCCGCTGCCGGTTAGCGCGCCAGAGGTGTTTGCCGATCTTACCTTGTTGCCGGCGAAGACCTTGCGAGGAGGTGCGAACACTTTTTGGCTTCGAGGATTTCCGGGCTCATTGTCGTCCGGAGCTTCAACGGCGTCCTCAAGGTCGTTTTCTGGGTCGGTGTTCATCCGGTTGCGGGGAGCAAGATTGTTGTTTCGCATCAGTAACCTCCGAAGGACCGTGCTTTCGACGATCCCTTCACTTTCTTCAACCGAGGGTTCTTCTTCTTGGCGGCAGGACTCGCGCGGCGGGTTGCGGCAGCTAGGACGGCGCCAGGGTTGCGGATTCCTTTACGCTCGCCTATTTCGGCTGCCACAGCTTTGAATCCCGGGTGGCTTCCCATCACACGCCTCCGAAAGAACGCATCTTCAGATCGTGCTTGCGTTGCATTGCGGCACCTTTCGCAGTTTCGCGGTTCCCTCGCATCGCACCCTGGTTGTTCATAGCGCCGTACACATATCTCGCCTTGCGCTTCCCTGTGAAGCCCTTTTTGTCCGCGCTCTTCTCGAGCGCTGCCTCAAGGAACTTCGGCATTAGACCGTCCAGTCTACCGTTTGTGGAACTGCTGGCGGCAGGTCAAACGGAGTCGGCGTCTGACTCGGTGGCTCGATTACCACATACCGCACGAGGATAACCTTAGCCATTCTTCACCATGCGTGACCATGATGCTGCATCCAGCAATCATCCAGTATGTCTCCTCGAGCCGCAAGCGCGTAAGGAAACCAGAAGTTGCCGTAAACTCCCCAGGATTTTCCCCAAGAATTTCGAACCTTGAAGGCACCTTTCGAATCGTCGTACCCGATGAACAGTACCTCGTGAGCACCGAGAAGACGCTCGCTTGTCGCTGGAGTCGGCATCATACTCCAGCCTGGTTTTTCAAACGATTCGTAGACATTGAATCCGACCACGCAAACGTACTCGCTCGCCAAACAGGACTTCATATCATCGACGGTGTGGATTCGGTGGTAGGCGCCGCAGCGGTATTCCTGCGCTTCGGCCAACTGCGCGTCTGTCGGAACTCGGCGGAAGTCTGTCGGATTGTACGGATCTTCCGATTCCAGGCAAACTCCGAACTTGTTCATGGCACGAACAGACGTGCGGCCGTAACTGCC